CATCCCCCAAGGGCGATTGAGCACTCGAAGGAGCACTACAATCGCTCCCGTTGTGACTAAGTCACTCTACGCCTAATCGGCGTAGACCATTCCAACTGTTATGCTTGACGCAGTTGGACGTCCACCCATCAGAAGATGGTCACTTGAAGTTTCAAGGAGATTCAAAGGCCCGTAAGGGTTCTTAAATTCCGATTTGAAACCAAGTGTCTTCATGAGCGCAGGAAAACCGTCAATGGAACTTTTCCGTTGACGATACCTAACTCGAGCAGCCCTAACCATAGGCCGCTGGTACCGACCGCCAATCCGTTCCCCTATAATAGGGAGAAAGGAGTGTCGACCGAGCGCTGATGATGATTCACTAACTGCCGGAAAAGGAATCAAACTCTCTATAAAGAGGTCTAATTCCTTAACGGTTTTCCAATAACCAGCCTTATAAAGTTGGTTACGGAAGGAAACTAGTGAAACCATTTCTTCAACGTGCTTACGCGATAAGGGGAGCTCCCTACGGAACTTCACGACGGAAACGTCGTGTCCGTTGAAGTATTCCTTACCACAAGACTCTCTGAACTTACCAGTCCAGAATGACTTGTGTGAGTTAACCTTTGAGCCTAAGGCTCCTAGGGCATCTCTCACGTAAGTGGCCGTGTCTGCGGGGACGATTATATCGTCACCGTAGATGCGTACCTGGTCCTTTAGGGATATAATATCCTTCCAGGACTTAAACGTGGTGTTATATGCTCTTTCTATACCAACTAAAGCTATGGCGAAGAAAACCATAGTTTCTATTGGAAAGCATAGAGCAGACCCCATAGACGCGTACTTTTCCAAGGTGATAACACCGTGGCCTGGTACGTTCGCTTGTGCAGTTCTGGTTACGTATAAGGCATCCCGAAGATCGGGATACCCAGATACCATACCATACACAAGTGACCAAGGAATTCTATCAGATGCTTCACTTAAATCAAGTGTTGCAAGGGACCCGTCAAGGGACCCCACATACGCCAAGCGCTGGTTAGGCTCTTGGTACTCTGTACTGATAAAGTCGTACAGGAAAGACCTGTCGACCTCAGAATTAATAGCCGAGGCTAGACCCTGCTGCAAATATTGCACATAGGTCGGCTCAACTGCTATAATCCTAGGAGTTTCTTGTGTTTTAGGAACGGCGATCACCCTTGAAGGGAATTCGCCGCCCGGGGGAAGAAAGTTAACCTGATCGAAATCATCTAAGGAATATCCCCTAGTGGTACAATACCACCAATAAGGGAATACACTTTCGGTGAGATCTGACCACGTGTCGAACACGAATTTAGCATTAGCTACTTTCTTGTCGGCAGTGGCTCCAGGCCCATGTTTTGGGACGATAGACATGCTAGCAATAGCATTATCGACCCCATACCAAACATGGGAATAACATAAACGAGATAGCCTCAAAAAGGCCTCAGCATACGCTCCAATATCACTATTGGAGACACTGATTTCATCAGTGCTGCGAGCGAAATCCGAATAATTCCGGAGATTCTCATTTATGTTAAATAACTCTCTATCAGTCTCGACATATTTATCGAAAGCTAAACGAGTAACTTCGTCTGTGCACTCTATTTCAATTTTCTTGAATAGGACACATATCTGACGAAGACTTCGGATAGCAGAAGGATCAACAATGTCGAGCATAGCACCAGTCGCACGATCGAAGATGAGCTCCATAAATCCCCCAAGAAAAACTGGGAGATTTTGCCTAGACCTGAAATCAGGAAATAGGTCGGGAGTCGCACACTCTCTAGAAAGGGCTACAAGTAGCCCTTTTTCGAAACGTGGCAGGATAACGGTTAAAAACCGCTGACCCTCATTTTCAAATCGACGTTCGATCGTTTTAAGATCGACCGTGGTATCGACCGAGCATATATCGCCGCATTCCGCGACGATACTGGCCAGGAGTGTTAATAGGCTTTTCATGTTGCCCCTTTCAAGGGACTTCATCCAGAGCCAATAAACACAATTACTCAGATCAACCATCCTTTTGGGATGGCACAGAAGACCTAGGTGGGGCAAGAGCCCCACCTAAGTAGAGTCTATTAGGACTCTAGCGCAAGTACCTTTTTGGCAACTGCGTTCGAGGAAGTGGTAAGCCAGGTGAAAACACCCTCGAGCTCCAAGAGCTCGGCTTCCGTAAATCCGGCGAGTGGACGATCAAAAGTGATGTTCAGCCATGCTGAAACTTCACTCTTTAGATCAGTCAACGCGTCTGTACTTATCTTCTTACGAAGAACTTGTACAAGCGAACGTTTGCGCGTCTTAGTCACTTGGTGCGACACCCGTAGGGCGTACGTACCGGTAGTGTCCATATATGTTGCGTCCTGACTTCCAGTCAGGATACGCGCCAGCGTCTGGGCACTGCCAATAGTGACAGTCTGTGGATCTGAAAGTGCCATAGTGGCCCTCCTGTATTAGTGGTAACTATCACAATGAAGAAAATCTCCATCATGATCAAACGGGCGGGATTTCCGTCCGATTGTCGTGCTCAAATATCAGGAACA